TGTGTGAACGGTTTCTTCATAAGTGCTGAACTGAAAGGTGATTCAGGTACACCATCTGACTTGCAGCTTAAAAACACAGCAGCAATCAATGGGTCAAATGGAATCGGTTTGGTTCTGTATCCGAAAGGATTTGAACAATTTCAAAACATAGTGAAAGGGGTGAAAAAATGCAATGTTCACACAGCAGAATTGAATGCTTTGAAAAATGCCCATTCAAGTACAAGCTGCGTTATCGTGACAAAATACTGACCTTGCCCCCTGATAATGCTGACCATCCGCTTATTATTGGAACAGCACTTCACACAGGGTTGGAAAAGGGTGTGACAAAAGCAATTGATGAATACTTCATGTCATATCCAATAATCACAGATGACCATATCAATGAAGCAATTAAGCTTGAATACTTGATACCAAGGGCATCAAAGCTGATTCCAAAAGGAAAATTTGAAGTTAAGATTTCAACGGAAGATTTCATTGGATACATTGACCTTCTTGCACCAGTGACAATGTTCCATGATTCAGAAGTTCCAAATCAATATGACATCTATGACTTCAAATATTCCAACAATATCAGCACTTATAAACAGTCAGACCAGTTGCATGTGTATAAATATTTCTTTGAAAAATGCAATCCTGGCAAGTACATCAGAAACCTTTACTTCTTATTCATTCCAAAAGTAAACATCAAAAAGAAAAAAACAGAAGATTTGACAGAATTCAGAAGAAGGCTTCTTGATGAAGTTAAAAGTGTTGAACCTGAACTGGTGCAAATCGAATATGACCCAAACAAGGTCATCAACTTCTTACTGAACACAAAGCACACCATTGAAGCAACAGAGTTCAACAAGAATGAAAGTTACCTATGTAACTATTGTGAATATCAAGACTATTGTCAGAAAGGATGGGATTATATGTTATTACCCAAGAATGAAAGAAGAAACATTCAGAAGATTGAAAAGAAGGTTATTTGGATTTATGGTACACCTTTCAGCGGTAAAACCACATTTGCAAACAAGTTCCCTGACCCGCTGATGCTGAACACCGATGGAAACATCAAGTTTGTTGATGCACCTTATATTGCAATCAAGGACAAGGTTGAACCCAATGGTAGAATGTCACCGAAAAGAACATTTGCCTGGGATGTATTCAAGGAAGTTATTGAAGAATTGGAAAAGAAAGAAAACGACTTCAAGACCATCATTGTTGACTTGCTTGAAGATTGCTATGAACATTGCAGATTATACATGTATGACCAAATGGGTATTACCCATGAATCAGATGACAGCTTCAGGGCATGGGATAAAGTTCAGACAGAATTCCTGTCAACTTTGAAAAGGCTGATGAATCTGGACTATGAAAACATCATCCTGATTTCCCATGAAGATACATCCAAGGATATTACCAAAAAAGGCGGTGACAAAATCACTGCAATCAAGCCGAATCTGCGTGAAAAGGTTGCAAACAAGGTTGCAGGAATGGTTGATATCGTGGCAAGGGTCATTGCTGATGATAATGTCAGAACCCTTTCTTTCAAGGCTAACGAAGTAATCTTTGGCGGTGGTAGATTGACAGTCAGCACCAATGAAATTCCACTTGATTATGATGCTTTCTTGGAAGTCTATGAAGAAGCAAATAAAAATGCAGTTGCAGAATTGAGTGGTGAAAAACCTGCTGCATCCGCTTCCACTGAAAGAAAAGGCAGAAAGAAGAAGGAAGAACCTGCTGAACCTGCACCCAAAGAAGAACCGCAAGAAGAAACCAATGAAGCTGATGCCAAAGAGGAAATAAAGGAAGAACCAAAGGAAGCACCTGCTGAACCAAAGGAAGAACAGAAGCCTGTTACAAGAACCAGGAAAAGAAGGGGTGAATAATTTGAAAATTACAATGTCAGTTTCCAATCTTAAAGAGATTTTCAAAGCTTGTAAAAACTATGTAAGCAAAGACAGTTACAAGCCTATACTTCAAGCGGTTCAGCTTAACTGCACCAATGGTACTTGTAAGGCAACAGCACTTGATGGGTATAAGATGATGACAATTTGCGTTCCTTATGAAGGTGATGAAGGAACAATGTGCATTCCAGTTATTAAACCTCCAAAGGGAACAAAGGTTATCATATCTGATTTAGATTCAGAAATAATGTTTGACTTCCTCACAGAAAAGCAAGTGGTAAAGAAATTTGAAGGTGAGTTCCCCAATGTAGAAAAAGTTTTTCCAGAGGGTGAACCGAATTTCAGAATAGGTTTTGACCCAAAGCTTCTGAAAGATGCATTGGATGGGTTCACTGGTGACACCTACATTGAAGTTAATTTCTTTGGTGAAACAAATGGCGTCATCATAAAAAACAGAATTGATAAACAAGCATTGGTTCTTCCAATGCGACTAAAATAATCAAATTTAGAAAGGATAAGGTGATTTATTATGGCACAAAACATTTGGGATAAGTTTGACAAGCAGTACAACACAGAGGAATTGGCAAAGGAAGTTAAGGAACAGGCACAGAATGGCGGTAACTTCACCCCTGTTCCATATGGCAGCTATGAAGTGTCAGTGACCAAGATGGAATTGACTGAATCCAAGGCACATGACCCCATGGTTACAATTTGGTTCAAGGTTCTGAATGGCGAACACAAGGGCAGCTTGATTTTCTACAACCAGGTAATCACACAGGCTTTCCAAATCCATCTTGTCAATGAGTTGTTAAGAGCAATGGACACAGACCTTGACATTGAGTTTGTAACATACAAGCAGTATGCACAGCTTCTGATGGATGTTCATGAAGCTATTGATGGCAACCTTGAATTTGGTTTGGACTATACCGAAGGAAAGAAAGGTTTCCCCAAATTTGAAATCACTGATGTGTTTGAAGTTGAATAAGTAAGCACAGGGTGTGAGTGCTTAAAAATTTTTAAGCACTCACATTTTACCCTGGACTTCCCCATTATTAGTATAACCAACAGCTTATAAACTTATACAGAAAGGATGTGAATGAAAATGCTGTTTTATGACTTTGAAGTTTTCAGTCAGGATTGGTTGGTGGTCATCCTGGATGTAACAAACAGAAAAGAACATGTAATCATCAATGACCCTGATGAACTTGAAAGAGTGTACAAGGAAAATGTCAATGACATTTGGGTTGGCTATAACAGCAGACATTATGACCAATACATCCTGAAAGGTATCCTTTGCGGATTTGACCCGAAGAAAATCAGCGATTACATCATTGTAAAAGGAAATCCTGGTTGGAAGTTTTCTTCCTTACTGAACAAAGTTCCACTGATAAATTATGATGTGATGCTGTCAACAGACAGGGGTCTGAAATCCTTTGAAGGGTTCATGGGTAACAACATCAAGGAAAGTTCAGTTCCTTTTGATATAGATAGAAAGCTGACACAGGAAGAACTTGATGAAACAATTAAGTATTGCAGACATGATGTAGAACAGACCATTGAAGTGTTCTTGAAAAGAAGTGAAGAATTTGATGCTACCAGGGAACTTATAAAAATATTCAATCTTCCCATTACTTCATACAGCAAGACCAAAGCACAACTTGTGTGTGAAATATGCGGTGGTATGGGCAAAAAGTTTGATGACAATGAATTTGACTTCCCAATTGTTCCATGTGTACAAGAACATTTGAAAAAATACAGATATGTGCTTGACTGGTACAAGAACCCTGAAAATCATGATTACAGCAAAAGCCTTGAAACAATAGTTGCAGGTGTTCTCCATACCTTTGCCTGGGGTGGTATCCATGGGGCAAAAAAACAGAATACTGAATCAGGGGTGCTGCTGAACATGGATGTTACTGCTTACTACCCTTCTATTCAGATTCAATATAAATTCGGTTACAGAAACATGTCAAAGCCTGAAAACTTTGAATTGATTCACAGGGAAAACTTGCGATACAAAGCCGAAGGAAACAAAAAAGCAAGGTTACCTTTTAAGATTGCAGATAACAGCATGAGTGGTCAGCTTAAAGATAAGAACAGCAAATTGTATGACCCTATGATGAACAATGCTGTTTGCGTGAATGGTCAGCTTATGCTGCTGCTTTTGATTGAAATGATTGAACCACATGCACAGCTTATTCAGAGTAATACAGATGGTCTTTTGGTGAAGCTGAAAACTATTGATGACTTTGACCTGATGGATGACATTGTTTATGAATGGGAATGCCTGACTGGAATGAAGATGGAATTTGAACTATTCAACAAGGTGTTCCAA